ACACGATTCAGTGGATAATCAATTACCCGGACATTCGCATTTTGATTGTTCACGCGGTTGGGGAGCAAGCCCAGAAAGTGCTCGCAGAAATCAAAGGCCACTTGCAGTACAACGAGAATTTCCGGTGGTTGTTTTATGAGCATTGTCCGCCGCCGAAAAAGGCCAGCGACTTTGGCAATATGCAGCAATTCACGACCTGCGCGCGCTTGAAAAAATGGCTGAAAGAGCCGACTGTGGAAGCCACATCCATCGAGTCCACGACCGCCGGAACGCACATGGAAGTCATCAAATGCACAGACATTGTGGACAAGGAAAACGTGCGCACTCCAGAGCGCATCCGGCAAATCAAAATCAGTTTCGCGCAGTTGCAATACCTCTTGGACGAACCGGCAAAATCCTGGTTGGATGTGGAGGGCACAACCTATGACTTCTCCGATTGTTATAATATGATTCTCGATTCTGAATTGAAAAAGAATGAGGATGAACGGCTGTGGGGCATTCATCGGCGCGGCGCTTTGGACTCTGCCGGAAATCCGTTGTGGGAGAAGCCCGTGGCTGGGCGGACAAAATGTTTTGACAAAAAAGCCATTGAGGCTGTGCGCTCCGATCCCATGATGGACACCTACACCTTCATGGCGCAGTACATGAACCAGTGCATCGCCGCTGCGGACGCCTATTTTGACCCCACACAATTTCAATGGACAAAGACGGAACTCATCAAAGCGGTTTGCCGAAGGTATCATGCCACCGTGGACTTGGCTACGGTTGACCCGCTCTATGGCATCAAAGGGACAGAAGACTTTACGGTTCTTGCCGTGGCGGGCTTTGACCAGATGAACCGGGGCTACGTGTGTGACCTCAGCCGTGGACGGTACAAGCCCGATGAAGTCATTGCGGAAATTTTCAGGTTGTATGAGCGTTGGAATTGCGACTTCGGCATTGAGGATGCAGCGGGCGCACGGCAGATTATTCCTTACTTGCAGCGGGAAATGGCCAAGCGCAACACATGGCCGATACTCCGACTCATTAAGCGCGATACGCGGATATCCAAGCAGGAGCGTATTGCCGGACTGCAACCTTGGGTGCGGGCTGGTGACCTTCGTTTTGCTCAGGAGTTACCGTGGAAAGAGGAATTGATTCTGGAGTTTGCGCGTTTCCCGCGCTATTCGCATGATGATATCCTGGACGCAATTTCTGACCAGATGCAGAATCGGTCGTATTTCGGCCCGAATAAGACACGCGAAGAAATGGAACAGGCATCCAATCCCTGGCCGTTTTTGGGCCAACCGTTTGAAGGATTTCTTCCCGCGACCACGCGCACAGGCGTGGACAAGATGACGGGGATGTAATGGCGCTCAACGAAGAACCAAAAGAACCGCTCTATAGCGAGACGCCGGCGGTCAAAGAAGAAGCGGCGCTGGCCGCGACAGACCCTTGGTCGAGTTATGTTGCTCTCAAGCGGGTCACGCGGAACTTCGACGAAGCGGAGAATTACCGGCGGCTCAACCATGATTGGCGCTGGCAAAACGCCGATGAACTCTATCTCGGCTGGATGCAGCAACGCTTTTGGGAAGGAACGAAAATTCCGCGTTCGAGCCTGCCTGTCTATTTGACCTTTGAGCATATCGAATCGGCCATCCCGCAGGATACGATTGCGCTCTTTGGCGAGCCGATGTGGTTTGATGCGCGGCCCTATCCGGGGACGACTCCACAAGAAGCCCGCGCGGTGCAAGAACTCCTGCTCGCGCAACTCCGCCATGTGAATCAGGGTACTGGGGTGCGCGAAGTATTTCGCAAGGCCGACAAATCTGCGCGAGTCTATGGAAACGGAATTATCTATCAAGGCTGGCGGCGCGCCAGGGAAAAGCGCATCGTTACTGTAGACGAAACTGTTCCGGTGACTATCCCCTTCAACATTCCCGGCGCAGGAACGTTCAACGTGCCCACCGGCAAGACCCGCCGGGTCATCAAGCATGTGCCCACGGAACAACAGGTGAACGAACCGGTTCTGGAATACGTTTCTTTGCGGGATTTTTACATTGACCCGCATACGCCAGACCCCTTTCCGTGGAATGCAAGTTATGCCATTCGCCGGAAATTAGTGACCGTGAAAGCTCTCCTGGCCTTGCGCGACGAGCCAGGCTTCAGCATCCCGAACACAGGGCAGCTTCTCGGCTTGGCCCAAGAGAAGGTTCATGCCTCTGCGGATGAAGCGCGGCACATCGGTGAAGCGATGCGCGATGGCAGTTACCATCCGCTCTCCGATTACGCTGTGTCGGGCGAAGATAAGCGCGTGGAAATGCTGGAATACTGGACTGCGGATAGACTCGTTTGGGTGCTGGGACGGAAACACGTTGCGTACAACGTGCCGAATCCCTACGGATGGATTCCTTTCTTGAATGTGTGGTTCGCCGATGTGCTGGACAGGTTCTATGCGCTCGGCCAGAGCGACATTCTGGAACCGGAACAACGACTGCAACAGAGCATTATCAACGCGCGCGTGGACGAACTCTCACTGATGATTCATCCGCCTGCGAAAAAGCGGCGTGGCATTCCGATTGCGCAGTCACAGCTTCGCCGTCGGCCTGGCGTGATTACCGAAATGGAAGACCCGGAAACCGACGTGATTTGGGAACAGCCGCGCAATGTGACCTCACAAGCCTTTGTGGAAGTGGCTGCATCGGAAGCCCGCGCCCAGCGCAGAGACGGAATTACGGAACTGGCCATATTGGGTACGCCGGGGCAAGGCACAAGCATCAACCGGACAGCGACAGGAATTCAAACGCAATCCACTGCCGCGAGATTCCGCATTGGCCACTTCATCGAAAACATTCAGGACAGCGTGATTGTGCCCATGCTCGATCGGTTTCTGGAACTGAATCAACGCTTCAACACACAGGAAGAGGTGGTCAAGATTCTTGGCGTAGAGGGCCAAGCGATTGCGCTCGATTCCTCCGCATTGCTGCGCGCCAACCTCAAGTTTGAAATGCGTGCCGCCAACAAAATGAATTCGCGTCCAGCGATGCTCGCTGTGCTCCCGCTGGTTGTGCAGACACTTCTGAATCCAGAAATCATGCGCCGGTTGAATGCGGAAGGCAAGACAGTGGAGATTGAGGAAATCATCAACATGGTTTTGGACGCGACCAATTACCGGCCCCACAAGATTAGTCTGATTCGCGCGCTGACTCCGCAAGAACAGCAAGCTCTGTCGCTGGCGGCGATTGACCAGACCAAGATTATGACCCAGCAGATTCGCGGTGCGAATCAACTGGAAGTGACGCAAGAGAAAGAATCCGCTGGGATTGTGAGAGAATTGATGGCCAAGATGATGGAGTCGCGCGGACAGGAAGCGGAAGAGGCGCAGGCATGAGAAACCTCGACGAAGTGTTGCGCTCAACTCTTGGCGAAGAGGTGACGCGGACGATTGCCGAAGGAGAGATGGCCGAAGGCTTAGTCCATTCTCCGGCCTGGCCACTACTCGTCAACTTCGCCGAGGAACGGTGCAACCGCTCGCTCGCGCGGCTCAGAAACTATAAGGGCAGCGACAAAGACTTTGTCTTTCATGCCTGGCGCATTTGGCGCGAAGATGAAGATTGGCTCACCGCTATCCAGCGGTTTTTCCTTGCCAAGATCGAGGACAAGGAAGCGATGCGCGAAGAACTGCGCGCCCAGGAAAAGAGTTTTGGCGTGGACCACACGCCAGAAGAGGCACAAGATGCAGAAGAGAGAGGGCACAATTATGCCTGAACCGAACGAACCCGCAGCGGTTGATTCCCGCAAGGCGGAGTTAGACCAAGCGCAGTCCGCAGTCCGCGATGCAGTGGCGGGCGGCGGCACGCCCACAAGGGTTGAGTTGAAGTCCGGTGAAGTGTTTGAAGCGCCATCGCCTGAGCTTTTGATTCAAAAGCTGGCCGAGGCCAAGCAGCACGCGACCGAGTTCATTGATACGTTGAAATCGGAGAACGCTGAGCTGCGTCCGTACAAGGAAAAGTGGCAAGCGTTCGAGAAGACGTTTAGTGCGCCCGCGCCGCAATCTTCGCCGGAATTCGACAGTGCCAAATACTATACGCTGCTCAACGAGAATCCCGTGGCAGCGAACCAGTATTTGCTGGAACATACGCCGGAATGGAAAGAACTCCGGGAATTCAAAGAGCAACAGCGGCTCATGCAAGTGGCCGCTGTATTCGGTTCACAGAATCCCGACTTTCCGAATTCCCCCGAAGCCAGCAATACGCTGCTGGACATTGCAACAAAAACCTTCGGGTTGACCACCGCGCAGATTACGCCGGAAACACTTTCCGCCGCGTACCTGTTTGGAAAGAGTCAGGGCCAGTTCAAGGCGTCAGAAGGGGCCGGAAAGCCGGATGCGGGGATTACGCCGCCTCCGAACCTTCCGTCCGCGCCGCCCACTGTGGACGATGCCAGCGCGCAACTTGCGGAGAGAATTGCGAATGCGCCCAACGTGGCAGAAGCGGAGAAAATCCTGCACGAGGCAGGGCTTCGCTGATGGCGCGTAACCCAACTCCAAAGGAGAATGAACTCGAATGGCGTACAACCCGGCATCAACCATCACCACCACGTCGGGTCTAAACCACGTCTCCGTTACTTTCTATAACAAGAAAGCAATGGAGAGGCTCACCAAGAATTTCCGTATGCAGGAACTTGGCGAGCCGGACGTGCTGCCGTTGCGTTCGGGCAAAGTCGCGCAGTGGTTTCGCTACAGCAATTTCGCGGCGAATACTACAGCGGCGACGGAAGGCGACTTGCCAACCGGCCTGAGCTTGCAATCGAGCACAGTATCCGCCAGCGTGAGCCAGTACAGTGATTACATATCCTTGTCTGACTTGCTGGTGGACGTGGCCATTGACCCCATCGTGGAAAATGCCGCAGAGCTGCTTGGCTACCGGCTGGGCTTGTCTGTGGATACCATCGTGCGCACAGAAGTCGAATCGGTCAACAGCAGCGTGGACGAAGACCCGATTGGCTCGTTCCTCTCGGCTGCCGATTTCCGGCGCATACGTTCACTGCTTGCAGGTGCGGACGTGCAACCCGGCGCGAATGGATACTTCCGCGCCATCGCCCACCCATACGCAGTGTACGACCTCGTAAACGACCCGACGGCCGGCGGCTTCATTGACATGTACAAGTACGTTGACCCCTCGAAACTGGAAACCATGAGGGACAGGGGCCTCGTCGGACGTGTCGGAGGCTGCGAAATCTGGGAGAGTACCAATGTGGCAACCAGCGGTTCTTCGCCGAATACCAAGTACCATGTGTATGTCGGCGGCAAGGGCGCGCTGGGTATCCTAGACCTCGCGGGACGGGGCGTTGCTGGTCTGCGCGGGAAAGACCGCGCGGAAAACATGCCCATCAAGGTTCACAACTTCCGCAATTCCAGCCAAGTCGCTGACCCGACTGGCCAGATTGCGGCAGCCGTGGCCTTCAACATCGTGTTCGTGGCGAAACTGCTGCGCACCGGCTCTGATGATTATCGCTTCCGCATCATCGAAGCGGATACATCCGTGGCTACCTAAGGAGGCAAAGGAACATGGCGAAAACACAAGCTATTGTTTTTGCTTCTGCGGCGGCGCGCACCACGACGGGCAATAGCGGAGCCATCAAGATTCCAGAAGATTGCTCGGCTATCATGTTCATCGCCGACGCCAACACCGTAAGCGGAACTTCTCCGACGCTGGATATTTCCTTGGAAATCTCCAATGATGAGGGAACGACTTGGTTTGGCGTTTCGCGGTTCACGCAGATTACCTCTGCCACAGAACGCTTCCTGACTCAGCCTTTCTTCGGCCAGAGTGTGATTGGCACAGAAGGGGTGACCGAAGCGAATTGGGAAATGGCGGAGGCCGCAGCCACGGGCGGCGCTTTGGTGCAGCCGTGCGTTCAACCGTCGCATATGCGAGCGGTGTGGACTATCGGAGGCACAAATCCGTCCTTCAACTTCACCCTGACGGCGCTTACCGTAGCGCCGCGCTAACCGCTTAGGGGGCGTGAGCGCATCACGCCCCCGAGATTGTATGCTCATTGCCGATACAGCCTATCAGGAACGGGAACGATGGAGAAAAACCATCGAACGGACGCGCGCGCTAACCGCGCAGGCGCTTGCTCATCAGGCATGGCAGGTGAGAAAGACGCGGGAGAGCGAAACGGAAAACGGCATTGCTGACCCGCGCAATACCGCGCAGCAAATTGGCCGTCCCCTGATGCCCCACCAATTGATGGCCAAACTCCTGCGGATGAATGGAAACTTGGTGTTCCAAAAGAACAACCTCGGTAATTGGGCGATTCTCTACCCAGCCAAGGAGCGGCAAGCCGATGGCGGCGAAAAGGAGGTATTGCGCTACGCCGCGTGGTTTGAGGATAGCACGCTCACCGAATGGGACATTGAGAATCCGCAGTATCATCGCGCCTGGGATGCGGAGAAGCGCGACTTTGTGGACACATTGCAAACAACCAAACTCAAACCCGGCTGGCGCGGCGTGCTCTCCAAACTGCTGCGCTTGAATCTGATTACGCTGGGCGGGATTCGCGCCGAGTTCAATCCTTCTGTGACTCGCAAGAGTTGGAAGGAAATCATACGACCCTACGGAGGATAGAATGCTTGGATTCGGAAAGAAAGACGAAGTGCGTGAAGCGACAATGGCGGAAGAAATCAACCAGTCTGGCGTGCAGCTTACCCAAGAGCAACTCAAAGACTTGATGACGCATGTGGCTCGGGCGATTGGCGAGGAAATGCGCCGCCCAACGCCGGAGCAGGAAGCCAAGGCGGCGGAGGAAAAGGCCCGCGCCGAGAAGATGCAGGCGGCGCGCATCGAAGTGGGCAAGACGGCCTCACTCGAAGCGGAAAACCGCAAGCGTGCGTGCGCCGCGCGCGGTCACCGGATGGACAATGGCCGCTCGGAAAAGATGGCCATTGGCAGCCAACTGTGCTCGGACGGCAAGGTGCATGTATTCTGCGTGGCCTGCGCTTCGGAAATCAGAGTGTACACGCCCAGCGCGGAACAGTTGCAAATGGTGAGCTAAATGGCTCCGACGTACGACCCACAGGATGCGCTGAATGCGTTGACGGCGCAGCTTGGCGCGGTGACGCTCGACGCGACGGCGAAAGGAATCGTATGCGACAACGCGCACAAATTCCTGTGGAACATCTACCCGTGGCGATGGGAGCGAAAAGTGTTGCCGAATATCACTCTGGTGGACGGCCAACAGGATTACACGGGAAGCAATGTGCCTGCGGACTTTCATCAG